AGGAGTTGAATCCTATTACTGTCCCAAATATATTATTGGTTGCACCCAGTTCACCTCTCTTGACCCAGCATGAGAAAGTCCAAGTAGCACTCGATGTATAGGTGCGGCTTAATTCTGGAAAATCACCGTCGTTGAACTTCAGCGAGTTCTCCACCGTGTAGTCATCCTCTGCGGCGGCTGCTGCTTTCTTTAATAGTAATGGGGCATCAACAATCATTAGGCCATTGCTTTAAGGTATGCTGCACTAACACGACTTGCTGATTCGCAGTAGTAAGCGATTAGATCAACTCCGGTAGTGGAGGGCGTTGGAACCGTGCCGCTCTCCCACTTGAAGCCAGAGAAAGTGATAACAGTGCTGCCATCATGTGTGATCGTGATGATTCCGCTTTGCCCGGCGGTTGCGTTGCTGACACTAACTTGAGTTGCCCCGCTAACCGCTACTGAGTGATTGTTAGCTTCGGATAAATCACAAACACCAGCGGTGGCGGGGTCGACGGTGCCTCTTTGTGGGGCGGTGAAAGTTTGGGCCGTATCCGTCTTCGCCGTGTCAGCATCGTAGGCTTGGACGCCGGAAGCTGATCCCGGTGCAGCAGCAGCGATTGTGTCGGCATCGCTCGCATAAAGCACATGGCCCGTGGTGATTGCGCTTAAACCCGTGCCTCCTTGGGTAACTGACAGGGCAGTGGTCAGTCCGGTTAAACTTGTGATGTCATCGTTAGTACCTTGGGCTGCGTAACTGTGTGAGTGGCTACCGATATATGTGCCCGCAATCGCATCCCCTTGCCATGTGCCAGTGCTTACTGTTCCAAGCGTGGTTACTTGCGCTGATCCCGTCCAGTCATCCAAACCGTCTGGGGTGACTGCCCTTGTTGCATCTGTGCCAGTGTTTGTTTCAGTCCCAGTCGCCAACTCAACCACGCCAGCGGCTGCGTCACTTGCTGCTGTGCCAGCTACGGTGATGGTTGTCCCGCTGTTAGTGACACCCACACCCGCGCTGCCCAGTAAACTGAAATCCGCCGATCCCTCCGCATCCTCTGCCTTGCTCCCGGCACCTGAGTCGGTAGTGATCGTAACTCCAGTAATGTCACCGGAGCCACCGCCACCGGCTGAAAAGGAGAGGTTCCCCGCGCCATCAGTCTGTAAAACGTCCCCGTCTGACCCGTCAGCAGTTGGCCAGTTTAACCCATCCAGCACCACCTTGCCGCTACCGTCTGGAGCGATTGGGATGTTACCGTTGGAAACGCTCACTAACGAGTATGTGTTGACATCAAGGTTCCCCCCAAGCTGGGGTGTGGTGTCCTCTGACACATTATCAAGTCCACCGCCACCGCCGCTTCCCGTGCTGTCTGCTGCGGGTTCCCATTGACTGGAACTGTTATTCCACTTTATCACCTGCCCATCACTTGGAGCAGTGCTTGCCATGTCCCGCCCCTGTAGCTTTGCTACCGTTGGATCGGGGTAGGTTCCTGACAGGTCGCCACCTGCACTACCATCAGGGTTGCGTGAATCAGTCAACCGCGAGTCCGTGTTCGTCACAAACGGGTTGGTTGAGTTAGGTGTACCATTGGTGCCGGCAAGGGCGTCCTCCTGGTCAGTGGTGACATACCTGTTGGTGCTGCCCTCACTTACGTCATCAGAATCCCCGGCCAGTTCGGACAGGTGATCCTTGCCTGCAACCTGGTCATCAACATACGCCTTGATGCTTTGCTGGGTGGCTAAACTACTGCTACTGCTGCTTCCGCCACCTAAATCATCCTCATCCTTGACTGCGCTAACTGTAGTGGTTGTCCCCAGGGTCAGGTTCCCACTCAAGGTGGTGTTGCCCGTGACATCAAGGGTGCCAGTGGATTTAACCCCAGTAGTGGAAAGTTCCATTGCACTGACATCACCAGCGCCGTCCTGAACGGCCCTGCTGGTGCCATCAACACCTGCGTTGCTGTTACTAACCTGGAGTAAATCCTTGTAGGTCGCTGATATAGTCCTGCCTGTTAAGTCCGGTGCCGCCATTTAAAACCCCCATGCTTTCTTGATTGTGTTCTTGGAATAGGACGAATTGAACCTTGCCCCTTTTTCGTTCTCCATTTTGTGATAGCCGCGCTTTACCCGGTCAGCCATCGTCCTGGGCAGGTTACGCCCCGTAAAAGCAAACTGTTCAGGGAGACTTCCCCGAACGTAAAGTTCTCCATCCTCATGCACCTCGCGTGTGCCGGCGGGGACCAGTCTCTCTATCTTCTCCCCACCTTTTCCTATGAACGTATAAATCGGCATTCCATTATCTCCCTTAAAAGAAGGGTGCCCCTGCCCCAACCGACAGGAGCACCCTTTGTTTCCACCCCTTGGCTGCTTACGAGTAGTTGGATGTGCTACGCAGATTGAGAACGAAATTCCCGTTCAGAATCTTGGCGGCGTAGAATAACTTCCAGCCCACCGTGGTCATCTGGTTCAAAGGATCGCTCTTGTCCGCAGTGTCCGTGATCATAATCTTCGGACTCATTGGGCTGTCACCTGCCAGCGCCGGTACGCCATAGGCATTGTCGCCTGTAACGATGGTGCTGAAGATAGCGCCACTGGCACTATAGGTGTCCTCTGCTCCGGCTGCCTCACGGTAAGGATTGGTTGCTTCAACAATCCGCACACCATGAATGCTACCGGCCTCACCCTTGTACAGGTCTTTCACATCACTGTACTTATGGGCTTCCAGCCAGTCCGTGTCATTCATCAGGTCGCGGCTTGCCTGTGGCGGGGCTACCGCAACATAACTGCCGCCAATCTGTGGCGCACGGTTGACCTTCAGGTTCGTGACCGCATCAAGCAGGTCAACTGCCCCCATGACACCGTTGTTATTCCCCAGGTCCGAGAAGCTGGAGTTTGCCGAGCCATCAGACTGCCGGCAAAACCGCTCCGTGGAACCATTGGTTACCAACTCGTCACGAATGAGTGTATCGCACTTGAGTGCTGCATCCTCACCGCCGGTCTTGGAAGCCTGCTTGAGTGTACCCAGCAGGTCCGTGGCGCTCAGGATATCCGACACACCAATGACCTCGCCGTATTGGGCCAGGGTCACGTCAACCGTGGACAATGAAAGGGCACGATAGTTTGCAACCTCCATGAATGGGGGTGCGCCTGTCGGTCCACCTTCAGTCAGCGACTGAACGTCTGTGGTTGCCGGCTCACCGTAACGGAAGAATCGAATCGCCTTGGACCCGGTGTTCTTTGGCAGTGATGCCTTGCTTGCGAATTGATCCAGCTTTAAAGACTGAACCGCGTACTCCAGTAATTCCTTACTGAAATGAGTCTGGAATTGATCAGAAATTCCAGAAGTAGTCGAGAGTGTTCCCGCCACGACTAACCTTTCTGCCGATTTTATCGGCTATTTTGGACTACAAGGTTAGCGACCAAAAATGGACACTCCCTGCCGATCAAAGTCCTCGGCTATTGTTTCCAGCGCCTTCTCGCGTTCCGTGCGTGACATATCGTCGAAACCCTTGGCACCGTCCAGCCGGTCTGTCGGTGGGCTGCCCCCTATGGATAGCTTGCCCTTGTATTCCTCGATTTCTTTTTCTGCCTCTGACAGTTTGGCTTTAAGCTCGTCAGCCTCCTTGGAGGCACCTCTCATCTTCACCACCTCAACGGCATCAACGATGCCCTCCGGGTAGCTACTCAGGAACGGCTTGTCCTGCATTAACTGCATGACAGACGTATACAGGTCGCTGGTGCGGGTGTTGAGGTCCGGGTTGTCCTCGGCTGCCTTGTCAAAGTTTCTTTGGAATTCCTCCCGAAACTTTTCCTGCTCGGCATTAACCTGGGCATCCTTTGCCTCTTTTTCCACCACGTCGGCCTGCTTCTTCGCCCATTCAGCACGGTCATATTCGCCGTCCTGTTCCCAGGCTTTTGCAGTCCTTCGGTAGTCATCCGCCGTATATCCCTCTGAGTCCTTGAACTCATTGGTACGGTTCGCCTTCTGGCGTTCCAGTTCCCTGCGTTCCTCTTCCAACGCCTCCTTGTCTGCCTTGATCCTGTCCTTCTCCTCATTGACCTGCTTCCAGGTCTTGTCGAGTCGGGCAGAATCCTTGTCAGCCTTGGTGACCTTTGGAGCTTCACCTTCTGTCACCTCCGCACCCACGGAGGTTTCTTCCTCTTGAGCTTCAACTTCCGGTTCCGGTTCCGGTTCCTTTGGCGGCTCTTCAGCCACATCAACCCCGCTATCATAAGCCTGGGCCAACTTCTCCAGTTCCTGCACCTCTGTTATTGCACTATCTTGTGCTACAACTTCTCCATCAGTGTTTTCGCTCATTTGTCATGTACGGTGCTTCAATTCAGGGTTCCAGTAGCACCAAGCGCCTGGGCCTGCCTTGAGTCCAGTTGGATCATTTCATGGTCGGTTCTCATTCCCATAAAACGTAGTTAAGGACGATATCGTTCAAGATCAGAACCGTCGTCCCCCTCCGGTTCCGCCTTGTAAATCCTGTCGGGTTGAGCCAGCGCCTCAAGCGTTGACACAGCCCCTGCAAAGCCACTAGCCCATCCGCAACTTTTTTCAAGGTTATTTTCAGCCTGCACTGCCTCGGCATTGTAGGTCAGTGTCAGGTTCAGTAAATACGCCTTGAGCTTCTTCCCTGTATCAGTCTTCAGGAACGACCTTAACCGCTCCTCATCCTCATGGTCCCATTCAGGTTTATCCACCCATTTCCTGTCCCGCAGGTATAGCTTCGCCGCTTCCGCCAGTTTGTGTAGCATTAGTCTCCAGTTGCTTTCTCAATGCTCTCGCATTGTTTGGGTCCACCTCCTCGTAACCTTCAAGCAGGGCATTGACCCGTTCCATTATTCTCTGCTGGGCAAGTTCACCCAGCGGTTCTCCCAGTTGCTCCCTTTGCTGCACATACCCAAGCAGTACCTGCAGCCTTAATCCAAAGTCCGAACCCGGCTTGACCCTTGCCGGCCAACCCTTCTCCATGATCGTTATCTTGTGGGCTTCGTCCTCCGCTTCATCCATCTCCTTGAATTGCGGGTCACGAATCAATCTCTTCACCAGTACCGGGTCATCCAGTTCCATGATGCTCTTGTCCAGTTCCACCTGGTCAACCCACGGTGCCTGCCCGAATAACTGCTTACGGAACACAGCCTGTTGCAGCTTCAATGCACGGTTGACACCATCCACACCACCCTTTGGCTCAATGACATACTTGCTGTGCATCACCACCGGGTCAATCTCCTGTGTGTCATCCAGGTAACGGAAGAGCAGGTCTTTTGAGTCATACTGCATCAGGAGACTCCATGCCTGGTGATATGCCCTGCCAAGCGCCAAGCGGAATACCCTTGCCCTCAAGTCACCGGACTGGGCCATCAGGTTGCCCACAGCCTGCACCTCAGTGGCTGTCCGCCTCTCACTGGTGTTCACCATCTGTCCAATGCCAAAGTCAGGCACCGCCACCCGTTGTTCAGCCACCATCCTGGCACTCACCATCTCCTGGTCGAAACTGATGGGTGGCTGGGGCATGGTAACCGGCGCTATGCCAAAGGGCAGAATCTGTCCGGGGCTTAACCTCAAGTTGGCTGCATTGGGAACCTCCCGTTCCGCCCTGAACAATGGACGGTTGTACATGGTCGCGGCATCGGTCTTCTCATTCCACAACTTACACAGGTAACTCTCGTAGGGAGCCAACTGCTCACATATCCCCCTGGGGCTGTACCATCCCTTGTCCTTGACCTCATAACTGAAATCAACAAAGGGCGGTTCACCATGCCGATAAGGCAGCTTCATTGGCTCACGCAGGTCCACGTCAATTGCCGATGGCGAATAGGTATGCACCTGCCAGTCACCGTCGTCATCCTTTGCGTACACCTCCCAGACAATCACCTTGTCCTTGTCCGCCTCATAGGTAATACCCTCCCGGCTGAAAGTCTCCTGCTGCTTCTCGCTGGTTGTCTCGGAACTGTCCCCCAGCATCTGGGAGAGGACATCCTTGTTATACAACGGGCTTGCCCTGAAGGCTTCCACGGACATACGCATGACATGCACCAGCCTGTCTGCATCCTTCAGGTGCTTGGTGTGCGGGGGAACAATCACATAGAGCGGATCAATGGCATCAAACTGCACCTGCTTCTTGTCGTTGTCCCAGTACACCTTGATGACACTCCTGCCACTCATCAACCCGTGGTCTATCCAGGTCAGTGCCTCAGTCTGGAAATTACTGCGCTCCTTTATCTTGTAATCAAACCATCTCTCGGCAGTTACCGTGAAGGCATTCAACTGCTGGCACATCGGGACAAAACTAGCCACGACATCCATGCCGATTATCTGCTGGTAATAGAAGGGCTTGAGCTTGTCCACCACCGTGTCAATCAGGGGGTAGTGCAGGTCGGCTGCATTGGGCCAGGGCTTGCTCTTCCGCCTCAAGCCCGAATGGCGCATCTCATACCATAGCGCCTGCCTTGTCTCCCACCTGGATCGTTGCTGGACATCCCCCAGCACCTTTGAATGTAGTTCGCGTCTTTCCATCTTAAACTCCTTTAAAGACGGGGCTGCTGATTCATGGAGCCACAACGGGAGGTTCCCGAATGGAGAAGAGAACCACCGTACGCTCGTCCAGCGATCTCCACTGGCACCACAACACCGCGTCTTGGTCCTCCACTATTCGCATACGAATCCACTGTCCAGCCCTGAATAGGACATCTGACCGCAGTATTCCTTGAAATTATTGTACACACTGGGCCTGACGACGTGCCTGTTAAAGCTCTGCATATCTATGCCATTGGCAATGGCACCCACAAATGCATCCCCACGGTCTGGACTATCCACGCCTCTTCTCCTCAATTCATCCTTGCTCTCCAGCATCAGCTTGCCCTTGCTGTTGGTCTTGCACCTTCGGGTTGTTAGTTGCCCAAAGAGCCTCTCATCCTCCGGTACAATCACTTC